GCCGGAGTCCATAATAAATTCAGTTGCCTGAAATTTGTTTTGCGAGTAATGCTCACTATAAGTGTCATTGATATAATGACGGAGTTCTTCTAGCAAACGGTCTTCGCTATATTTGTAATCAATAAGTCTCATAGTTTACCCGCAAAGTTTGCAACAGCTGGCATATCACCAGTGAATGCATAACTACCAACGTGTTGCGTTTTCATCCAAGGACACAAGAAGATTTCACCGCCAATTTTACGCCACATTTGGCAGAACATATAATCTTCACTTAGATAACGGTCTGTTCCACCATCTGTGATACTACCTTTGGCATCAATCACAGTATCAAAGTATGCGTGAATGTACCTGGTGCCGTCAAAGTTAGCTTGACCAACATGATCTGGCTTATAATGAATCATAGGATAAGCATCTTTCATTTTATCGAAAACATGCCGTTTAATCATCATATAACCAGTTCCAATTTCCATAACTTCAAGAGGTTCAGTCACAGAGAATTGTTTAGTTCCCTTAACAACATTGAAAACATACTCACCAACCAACTTTTCAAGTTCTTTTGGTTCTAGGTCAGGATGCTTTCGTGCAGCTTCAACAACATTTCGCCAATTAATGGCTTTCTTGGGATATGGTCCACCGATAACATCTTTATCTAGTGCCATCAGAGCAACCACATCTTGTGCGTTGAAGTGGATATCAGAATCGATAAACAACATGTGTGTATAATCGGTCCTCAAAAATTCATCAACAAGATAGTTTCGTGCTCGAGTGATAAGCGATTCATTGAAAAGAAACGAGAATTTCGTTTCAATACCGTACTTACTCATCATTGCTTGTAGGTCAAGGCATGATTTAACATACAAGCCGTGAGCCATACCGCCATACATTGGCGTAGCAATAAACAGTTTATTTTTTCTCAATTCATCAAGTTTGACTTGTATTTCCATAATGCACCCATAAGATAAAAAAAAGGAGAGACATAATTATATATCTCTCCTTAGCCTAAAACTCTTTTAAAGTTTAGGCAAAAGCACGCTGCCCTTGTGAGCGAAGAGCTTGAATGCCAGCAGCAACCATGCGCTTGGTAGGAGTGCCAAGCCGATAGAAAGCAACCTTTTCACCGCTAGAAGTTACACGGGTGTTCAAGTAGATTGCGTGACCTTCATTGCGAAGCTCATTGATGGTTGCGGAAGGATTGCGAACACCGAAGAGGCTCTGCATACGAGCAGAGGTGAGGGTGTTGCGGGTGCTGTCCTTAGACAGGTAGTTAAAGACTTTTTCTTTAGTCGTCATTACAAAGTTCTCCAAATTTGATCGCACTTATTACAAAAATTTGAGAGGCGATCTTTCTCTCAAATCAGAATAGAATTATGACACAGATTTTACTCTGTGTCAAGCGTTATACAGGCAAATGTTTAGAACGGAATTTCTTCGTCAGGTGTATTTGCCGTTACAGCAGGTGCAGGAGCAAGAATCTGCTCTGCCGAAGCACCAGAATCAACCTTAGTGTACAGGTCAAGGAAAGATGCCTTAGTGTCATCATCAAAGCGATTCAAGCACATACGAATCGCCTTCATCTTATCACCGAAGATACCGAAGGTTTCAACGATATGAACCAAACGGCGTGTGGAAATCACTTCATCACAACCGCCATCAGCGAAAGTCTTACGAATAACATCAGCCCAAGTTACAAGCTTGTCAGCGAAGTCTTCATCTTCACGGCCAACTGAAACAAGTTCCTTACGGATGATTTTGCGTTCAGTAGCAACCGGAGGCCATTCTTGTTCCATCGTATTGCGAAAACGCTCAAGGAACGCTTCATTCAATACATTGGTAAACATATAACGACCGTCATCAGAACCCTTACCCTTAGTGTTAGCAGTAGCAAACACCGTGAAACCGGGAGCAGGCGTAATCAGTTCGCCTTTTTTCTTCAACATAAACGGCTTACCTTCAAGTACACGCTGAAGACTGGAAAGATTCTGAGCACCATAATCGATTTCATCAATACAGAGCACAGCACCTTGGCGAGCGGCAGTGGTCACGGGACCATCACGCCATTCCATATTGCCGTTAATCAGAACATAGTTGCCAAGCAAATCACTTTCATCGGTTTCAGGTGTCATTGAAACGCAAATGAACTTACGCTTGGCTTTGGCACAGGCTTGTTCGACCGACATGGTCTTGCCGTTGCCAGAGTGACCTGAAATAAACACAGGAAAGAATCGATTGCTTTGCACAATCGAAAGTACATCATCAAAGTTACCAAACGCTACATAGTTTTTGTAAACTTTGGGAATCAAATCAGTTTCTTCAAGGTCTGTAGAAACATTTTGAATTCGATTCTCGGACTTATCTACAGGCTTTGTCATAGGCAATACTTGAGCAGCCATTTGAATTGCAGGAACTTGGCCAGTAGGAACACGATATTGTCCACGGCCAACACGATTTGATTCTTCTTTAGTAAACCACGGAGCACCGGAAATTCCAATCTCCGAACAAATTTTCTTTACTTCAGCTCGGGTTACGATAGGCTTCTGAAGCGAAACCAGAGCATCCATGAACTTTTGACGATTTTCAGCACGGGTAGTCATAATGTATCCTTATCAAACAATACACATATTATAGAACACAACAGGAGCATTGTCAAGCCCTTGTTGCATAAAAACAACATCAGGCGGCAATGCCCTGGATGAATCTGGAGACCAGAACACGATTTACAAGCCGCTTTTTATTGTATTTCATAAAAGCATTCTTAAGCTTCGAAGCCGTCACTTTGCCTTCAACTTCGATTTCTTCATTATCAATGTTCAAATCGGAACCACCAGCCACAATGAAAAAGTCATTGTAACCGAGGGTCTTGCAAGCCAAGAACTTTTCAGTCTTCAACTTTTTAGCAAGAGTGTTCACTTCTTCATCAATGCGACTCACTTCAGTGTAGTTCCGCTTCTGATTCGCTTGATAACGCTTTACATCAAAATGCAAGCCGTCATCAGAAACATACCGATGGTGAATTGACATTTTTGCAGAACGACCAGAACCAGTCAAAAAGAAACCAAACACTTTAGAACCAGTGATCTTTTTGAACCATTCAAGAGCACAAAGCAACATTGGATCATACCGAGAAATTGCTTGAAGTTTGTAATTGAACTTATTGCTCACATCTTGCACAATCACATTTTCATATGTGATATTGAAACCCAATTGGATAATTCTGTTTGTTGGTGTACGATATGAATAACTTGAAGCAAGTTTCTCATCATGGCCATCGTCCATAACATTGTAACGATTGGTATCATCAGAATCGCCATCGTGGACAATTACCAAACTTGCTAAATCAAGATTGTGCTTCTGACGGAACCGCTTCATAATTTCACCAGAAGCAAAAATTGCTTGAGTCAATGGCGTATTTGAAAGTTCTTCAGAAATTGGCTTTCCGATCCAACGGGTTTCAAACGCTGCCTTCAGAACCAACATGGATCGAATTGCACGATTGAAATCAAAATTGCTCATTGATGAATTCAAATATTCACGCAAGTACACATCAGCCAAGGACAATTCATTACTGTTTTGGCTAAACGACCTGTGCTCACTATAATGCTTTTTGTGATCAGCATTAAAAGCGGACTCTGAGCAACCGAAACCATAAACAATGAACGGAATATTCACTTTGCGGCAGAACATTGCCAAGACCAAAATTTGTTCAATAGAACCAGGCATGTTGTCAGACATAGACCCGGACTTATCAAGCAACAGAACCAGACCATGGCTCTTGCCCTTGGGTGTAAGCATCACTTTGCGGAAAATGTTATCATCAAACTTATATGAAGAAAGCTTGTTGATATCAATGTCACCAGTATCACAAATGCGAGACTTGCTAAACGCCTTAGCAGCCTTACGCATTTCAAATTCTTTCACCAGAAGTCCGATGAACCTTTCGTTACGATTCTTAAAGTCGGCGACCAGTTGCTTAGCCTTTTCCTTTTCGAATCGAATATAATTATTGTTGTTTGCAAAGTAATAATCTTCCATCTGCTCGATAACACGAGCATAAGGCGTAATCACGGTTTCGAGATTAACCTTAGGGACATTCAAATACAAATAACGCTTACTCTTTTCATCAAGCAGGAGATTTTCACGCTTGCGAAACTCTTCATCGGTCACGCATTCGGGAACAAACTGGTCTTCCGAAGAAGTGCGAGACTCTTTTTCCCGATTGGTGGAAGAACCATTGTCATCATCATCAAATTCTTCACTTTGACCAGAATCCGATTCTTCACCATCAGCCGAAGCATTAAGGTCTTCGGTTGATTCGCCTTCATCACCATCATCAGATTCTACAGAAGTTTTGGCATTCTTTTGCTTTTGGCCATTTTCTTCTTCACCATCATCGTCAGAGTTGGAATCTGAGCATTCACATTCTTCTGATTCATAACCGTCTTGGTCAAATTCAGATTGGTCATAATCGAAATCATAATTCTGCATTTCGAATTGCTCATCCTTGGAATACTCAAAGATTTCTTCCGTGAGTTTTGTAACATCATCCCAAGTTTCAAGATTTGAAATCTTTTCGATAAAGACCTTTTCTTCAGGCTTGAATTCGATCCAGTTTGCTGTGTATTGTGACTTGGTGAAAATATTCAGGCGATCAATAAACGCCATGTTATTCACGCTTCGGTTTTTAATACCGAAGAAATCACGGTCAAACAGTTCATTGTATGCCTTCAGAAAACCATTCTTCAGGCCAGGATAACGCCGCTTGATTTTCTTTTCAATGCGAGCATCTTCAACAACATTCAAAAAATTCTTGTAAGACTTCGGCTTGGTTTTGTCAGTAGCCGCAGTATGCCAACCTTGAGCAGGAGTATACAATGCGTGACCAACTTCATGGCCTGTCAGAAGGTCGTAAAGGTCTCCTGACATATTCTGCCAGATTGGCAGATACAAAACACGATTGATGGGATCAAACTTGGCAGTATGAATCTTTTGGTGTTGAACCGTCAGATTCTCTGTAGCCATCAGTTTGGCCAGTTGGGATTTTTGTTCAGCAGTAAAGGACATAGAAGTTCCGTATCGACTTATGTACCAATTATACAACAATCCAGTGTATTGTCAAGGCCTTCGTAAGCTATTGATTTTACTCAGGTTTTTTGTTGCAAAAAAACAACATTAGTGGAGCGGTTCAGAGGAGTTAAACCTCTCTACCTACGGGGGTAGGCTGTCTCGGACTCACCGCATATGATGGAACTATACTCTATTTATCGACCTACTTGCGGCAAATAAAGCGACTTTGCTTCTTGCCATGATAGGATTGCCAAATTGTCATAGAAAAGAGTTTCGCCTGAAACACGATTCTTCTTTACCAGTTGTTTGATTCGTGGTTTGGCGTGCTTCTCTTTCCATAAATTACTTAGGTCTTCTACAGACGATTCGAAGCACTTTTTCATATTTTTGCCGTCATGTTCGCCTCGGAGAAACTCTACGGATTCGGCATACAAAGGGCACCAATAAATGCCTCGAGCATGTTCCGATTTGATGAGTTCTTTCGGCACATTCAACTTAGAATAGGTGAAGGTCAATGAACGATTCTTATGGTCACGCTTATGTGGTTGACCTGATGGTTTCTTTGCAATATACCACTCAAAATAACGGCGAGTGTGGTTTGTTTTCAACCATTCACGAATCATGTAACGAGTTTCATTTGTTGGTTCATACGACACAGAACCTGAAGTGAATCCCATTTTCTGCCAGTAGTCTAGATTGTCATACTGGGATAGACCATCCGCCTTTGTTTTGCCATAGAGTGATGTGGTACTGACAGAAACAAGTTTATCACCATAAAGTTTTTCCCACATTTCTTGAACTGGATCAGAAAGACAGAGCAATGCAAGTAGTTTACCGCCGACATAGTTGAAACCAAGCGGTTGCAATGGCACAATTGTAGAACCGATTGCTGTATGATTAATCATGCCGCCTTGTGTTTTTAATTCTTTTGACCAACCAATATAACGATCACGAGGCGTCAAGTCAAGGAAGTCTGAAGAGATGCAAATAACACCAAGATACTTTTTTGTAATTTCATCACGAACAATAAAATTCAAATTACGGCCAATGTTTGAATTGTTCTTCATTGTAGAAGAGAATGTACGAATACAATTCCACAATTCAGGCAGGTCTTTTTCTTTATTGGTGTAAATCAATTCTGGTTGCAATTTCAAATAGTCATCAGGCGACTCTGGAATCCAAAAGTTTCGTTTGACTTCATCAATGGCTCGGCGTTGTTCTTCATCTTGCAGAACACATTTCTCGCCTTCCCACAAATCA